AAGACGACCACTTTTGCTCACAAGATTGCTAACCACATGTTGAACAACCCAAGACATCAAATTATCGTAGTATCCTTAACAGAAGACCAAGCCCAGTTAATAATAGTAATGATACTCGACTATTTAGAGAGCAACCACAAGAAGTTAATAAAGAAGGGCAAGCACAAGCCCACCAAAAGCCGTGTTTGGCTGACTAACAATTCTAGGGTCATAAGCCGTCCTGTTGGCAATACTGGCGACGCTGTCCGTGGCTTCACGGGCGACGTTCTTTATATTGACGAAGCCAGCGGAATGCCGGAATTAATGTGGAAAGCCGCCATGCCGACTTTAATGACCACTGCCGGCCAAATTTGGATGTCCAGCACTCCAAGGGGCAAGTTCATAGCAAACACTAACCAAAAGAACTTTTTTTATAAATGTTGGGAGAACTTCGACAACAAATGGCAAGTTTTCAACATTTCCAGCGAAGAAGTAATAAAAAAGCGTAAAATCACCAACAACTGGACAAAGGAGAAGCGTGACAAGGCCTTAAAATTCCTAGAAAACCAAAAATCGATACTCAGCGAGATGGAATACAGACAGGAGTACTTGGGCGAATTCCTTGACGACCTACGTCAATGGTTCGACGACGAATTAATCCGAAGTTGCATGACAGCCCAACGTCCGAACACCATAACAAAACCATCAAGGCACGACAAAGGCGAGAACTTTATCGGAATCGACGTCGCGCGAATGGGCGAGGACGAGAGCAGTTTTGAGATTATCAGAATGGACGGCGACAAGTTAATTCATATTGAAAACCAAATAACGACAAAGACCAAACTCCCCGACACGTTCAAGCACATCAAAGAACTTCACAGGTTATACGAGTTCACAAAAATCTTCATCGACGCGGAAGGAATAGGCGTCGGCGTTTTCGACTGGTTAATGGAGGACGACGAGACCAAGTCCGAGACAGTCGCCATTTACAACAGTAAACAAATAATGGACAAGGACGGCCACACAAGAAGGCTACAAAAGACACTACTTTACAGTAACTTAAAAATGCTAATGGAGACCGGCAAAGTCCAACTCCTTGACGACGAAAAGGTCTTCCAGTCTCTTAAAAGCGTCCAATTTGCTTACACGAACGACAACATGGGCAAGCGCCACCTCAAAATCTTTGGAAACTATACTCACATAGCTGAAGGGCTCGTGAGGGCATGTTGGTGTGTAAAATGGAAACATTTAAATCCAACGGTATACACTATTAAAGTATGAAAAAGGTGAAAGTTAACAAAAAAGAGTTCGACCTTGAAGAGAAGGACGCTGCCTTGATAACAGTTTTAAAAGAGTTAGTAGTCGCTGTAAGAATGTTAAATAATAGGAGTAGGGTATAATGGCTGACACTGGAATATTCGCGACAACCCAAGAGATACAAGACAAAGCAGGCGCTAACGCTAGCACGACAGCGAACGTCGAAGCCTACACTAACCGGTTTATTGCGCAGGCAGAGAGCAGAATCAACACAGAAAGCGAGTATAATTGGTCTGACGTTTACGCCACACTTAACGCCGACGTTAAAAAGATTTTAAGCGAAGCAGCGAGCAACCTCGCCGCGATTTACGTCATTAATTACGACATGAGCGGCTTTTCCACTTTGAACGAGGCGGCGACGATGGTTAACATACTTTTCACGTGTTATTATGATTGCATTAAATTGTTAAGAGAAACTGACAAGGGACAAATCTTTGTCCGGGAGGCGTAAAAATGGCGGAACTTCCGAAAACAATCCCGTTACTTTCATCGAACGCCATTATTTCTTATGATTGGACAGACATCGCGTCCGGTCTTGGCTATGTCGACTTTTATTGTTTTTCCGCTGTCGATAATACAACGGAAGAGTACTTAATCTCTGACAATTCGAGGATATACTCGCACTCAAAATGGACAGAGGACACGAACAACGACACAAGCGCGACGTTACTTAACACTTACACGTTCACGAGTTCGCCGTTCACGACGCCCCAAGACGCAGAGGGAACGATGTACATTAACATCACCAACTATTCACAATCAGACCAATATCAAGGCCGATGTTATTGTATTGTGAGCGTCTACCACTACGACGGAACGACCGAGACGTTGCTTGGTAACAGTTGCACGACCGACACAACAATAAGCGGTGGGGCTAACGAGTTCGATAATAAGGTTAACTGTCTTAACTGCGAAGTGTCCGCGACAAAGTTCAAAATCGGCGACATGTTGAGAGCGAAGGTTGCTGTTTATGGTTGGAGTAGCGGCGGCACAGAGGACTTAAAAAAAGGCTTCGGTCTTGACCCGATGGGACGACTTGACACTGACGAATATATAAATACTGACGACGGCGGCGACACTTCTATTTTTAGAATTTCTATGCCGTTCAAACAGAGGTTATAAAATGGCTACTGGTAACATTTCGCAAGCAACAACAACAAATTTCACGGACAACGTACCGAACTTCATAGTAGAAAGTAAAAACCTTGACACGAGCAACGCAAGCGGCGAAACTTACGTATATTTCCCGAAAGCCCCGCAACATTTTGGTTACTATTTGAATCATCCACAAGTATCAAGCCCTATTAACAGTTTGGCTACTTGGTCGGTCGGCAGGGGTTGGGACTGTGAGGACAACCAACAAAAGGTCACACTCGAACACGTAACAGGCATGGGTAAGGACACGTTTGACACAGTAATCTGGAATCATGAAGTAGTAAAGTTGGCGTGCGGCGACTCGTTCATTGAAATTATAAGAAGCAAAGTGCCATTATCTAAGAAGATTGTCAACTTTATTAACATTTCACCGGAACGTGTGAAGGTCGTCATACTCGGTACAAGAATAATTAGGTACGAAATTTGGGACGGGAAGGGATGGAAAAAGAAGAAAGTAACAGACATAATTCACTCGCATAATAAACGTATAGGCGACCAAACCCACGGAACGAGCCTAATCGAAGCAAACAAGAAAATAATCGACGCGTTACTCGAAGCAAACGACGACGAGAGAACAATCAAGCACAGGGACAAGGCTTTAGGAATAGTAAAGTATAAAACCAACAACGCTGGCAAGATTAGTTACGCCAACAGTCAAATCGAGAACGGCGTGAAAAACGGCGAAATGATTGGACTCCCGGAAGACACAGCAGAAATTCTACCGTACCCGAGCAAGAGTTCGGAAGATAGACAAAACTGGCTACAATATTTAGAAAACTTAAACTACCAAACTGGCGGAGTCCCGAGAGCAATCGCTACAAGCGACGGAACAAGCGAAGTGGGCGGCAAGATGGGTCACGTTATCTTCGAGCCGGTTTATGCGAAAGAGCAGAGAGATTTAGAACAAGACCTTTGGAATCAAGCAGGAATAAAAATTAAATTTAATCGTCCGCCTAGTTTGGGCGGGATGATGCCCGCTTTAGACGAAAGCAAGAATACCGGCCAAATCGCGATACAGCCGAACGACGTGGAGGCGTCCATGACTAGAGAATAATGGTATTTAACGTAGAAAAACCAACTTTCCCGCAGCAGGGTACAGAGCAGGCAAAACCATTCAAGCCTAAAGAAGATTTAACAGAAAAGGAAAAGTGCGAGAATACTGGCGGAGTATGGGACGAAAAAACCAAGACGTGCATTAGAATACCAAAAGAGGTCGAGCCAGTAAAAGAGGACATCAAAGTCCCGGAAACATTCACCGACCCAAAGACCGGCAGAGCCTCCGGCGTTGCTTTACCAAACGGTAAAACATTTTTAGGATTAAGCCCGGATGATGTAAGGAACGTCGTCGAGGCAGAACAACAAAAAAATGAAAGACCCTTAGGAACTATACCAGTCGGAACACAGCAGTCACTCGCAGAAGAAAGACAAAGGGCAATAATCATGGCGCAACAAGCCCAAAATATTCAACAATTACCAACAACAGAGCCGACGGAAATAGATTACGTTCAAGCAGCCACCGAAGGAGTACGTAACAGTATCCCGAGAGCCTTGGGTCTGGCGGTTAGTGGCGCGGGAATTGGGGCGTTGGGGGGTACAACACTTTTACCGGGAGTGGGTACGGCAGGCGGCGCGGTGATAGGGGCGGTGTCGGGTTTCGTGACGGGCATTTCTTCCGGTATTTTGTCGAACATGGCAGGACAACGAACAGACAATATTAACGCGCAGAAGAGGGTACTCGACGAAGGAAAGCAAACATTACAGGACTGGGTCACGTTAGCAAAGACCGACCCGGCGAACAGGGCGTTTTATTTGGCACAGTTCAAGAGGCAACTTTCTTTAATACAGCAATCACATTCACAGATGAAACTGGACACACAGGCGGACGTTTTAAAGTTTAACGACGCAGTCCCGGACTTGGCGGAGTTCGACGCGTTCTACTCGGAAGGGGGCGAGCGCGATTTTCTTGTCAACGAAATGAAAAACGCCTTATTAACACAAAACCCGGAATACGAATTTTTAGAACTGGCGAACAGGAGAGGGGCATGATTGAAGAAGAATTGTTGCAGTACGGCGCGGCAGGAATTTTTATTTTGTACCTAATATACGACAGGCAAGTTTTATTAACAAAAATTACCAAAGCATTAGAAAGAAATACGAGTGTTTTGGAAAAATTTATAAAGAATAAAAACTTATAAAATTTATGGAAAATGAACAAGCAAGTACGACTGACACAAGCGGAACAGAAAGCCCTAAGGAAGTTGAGAGCAATAACGAGAACAGTCAACAACCAGTGTCGGAATATGATAAGGCTTTGGAACTTGTTAAAAGGCGTGAAGCAGTCACGAAAGAAGAGAAAGAAATCTTGGAAAGGAAGGAACGTCTCGAAGCGAACAAGATGTTGAGCGGAACTGGAACTCACGTCGAAGCCCAAACGCCGGAACAACAAAAAGAACAAAAAGCCAAAAATCTTTCTGACGAGATTGTCGAGGCTTTCAAGTAAATGAAAAAGGGCGAAGATATTGTTGAATCCGCTAATGCCTTAATCGAGATGTATAAGGCGGGCTTTCTCGACGGCTACAAGAAGCACGTTAGGGTCAGGAGTAAGAAGGATTATGAAGAACTCAACAAACATTACAAAAAGGCGTTCGTTAAACGCTTTGAAAAAAAGATTAATAAAGAACTAAAAAAGATTAAGAAAAAATAAAATGCACTTATATTTATACGTTAGGGGAAAATTTGAACAAGTAGAATTATGGAAATCTCACGCGCAAAGCGCTTACTGGAAGTTTAGAAGACTTAACAAGAAAACTAACGAAATTGAAACAATACTCGTTCAAGGCAATTTAAGGCCGTCAGTCCTCGGGGCTTACGAGTACGTTTTCCCTAAAGAAGCCCTCGCAGAGGTGTGCAGCTTTTTTGGTATTGACAAAAACCCGCCGTATGGTTTTGGGACTATTGGGTTACACAGTCGGCATTTTTGTTTAAGGAAAATATTTGGCGCAAAGAAAATACCAAAGAAGGTTTTAGAGGAAGCAAAAAAAATTCCGTCGTCATTCTCAACAGAAGAGTTCGAGAGGGCGGTGGCTAACTGTATCATTCCCGGCATTGGCGTTCATTGTATAGGAATCAAGGACGACAAAATTGGAGAAATGGGCGATTATACCCAAGAGATGCTATGAATTTCGAGATATTATACTTGGACATTTTGGCCACTTTGGGCATTTTTGTTAAAATCTACCAATTATGGAAGGAAGGCAAATTTTAGAAAGATTTAAATAGTTATTCGGTTTAACGAATTACATGGCAAGAGAGGCGGTACTACGTGATACGAAAGTTCAAACTTCTAAAAGGTACACTTGTGCGACAAGCACAGCAATAGTAAAAGGCACATTCTTAAAATTATCAGGCGACCAAACAGTCGCAGCGTCAACAGGAACAGGCGACATCTTTAAAGGCTTTGCTCACGCGGACGTTAACAATTCTACTGATACATCATTTAATACTGAAACAAACATCACCGCAGACAAGGGCGGAATTTACGAACTTGTGGCGAGCGGCTCTATTACGTTGGGGGCTTACGTTAAGACGGCAGCGCCGGGTAATTACGTAATGCAGGCAACGGACGCGGACATGACGGCGAGCATTTCAAGAGTAGTAGGAATTGCTAACGAGGCGGCGAGCGATGGTGAAACAATAAACGTCGAGGTGTTACCATGAACCCAAGAGAAGGCGAGCTTGATAAAGCAGCAGCCCAAGCAAGGGCAGCAGAAAAGGCAGCAGAAAAAGAAGTTAAAGCTAAACCAAAAAAGGAGATTAAGAAATAATGGCGTACAGCGAGCCGGGCGAAGACGAGTTAAGAGCAACTGCTTACGATACAGCAATAAAGCAAATTGCGAATTATTCTTACAAGTTTAAACAATTAGTGTCTGTCGTTAGTTCAGGCGCATGGAAAAATTATTTTTTCAGGGAACAAACAGACGTCCCGGAAGGACAGAGTGGTAACGCTATCAAAGGAATCCCGAGAGGAGGCGACTTTCCTAATGCTGTGTTAAGTTGGGAACAAGTAGCATCAAGAATCGAGAAGTATGGTTTATCGTCACAAATCGACCACGAGGACATCATAGCGGGCAACATTGATATGCGTAACAGAACAATCCTAAGAATAGCGGAAGGCGTAGCAAAAGCAGTCGACACAGAAATTTATACTATCATATCCACAGACGCGGGAATCCAATCGGGTACACTTTATGGTGGATATTGGGACGAGACAAGCGCGGCTATTATTAAAGACTTGGCGTTCATGAAGGCGCAAGTTAAAGGATACTACGACAACGCGAGCAATTTCGTTATGGTTATTAGTCCGGATGCAGAGCCGTACGTTTTACATTACATATACGAGAAGGGCGCACAGGCGACAACTTCGGGACAGCAAGCATTCAACGGACAAATAGGAAACCCAGCAGGAGTTAACATTATAACCAGCGACGTTGTACCAGCAAGTTATGCTCTCTTCCTTGTACCAAAGACGTGCGCTACATGGAAGCAATTAATGCCTTTAGCGACAGAGACAAAAACAGAAGCATTCATCGGCGATACTATAACAGCATGCGAGTACGGGGTCACAGAAGTGCACGAGCCTAAACAAATAGTTTTGACGCAAATCTTAGAATAGTTAAACTTATTTACTTCTTAATTCTTGTTATTATCATGGCACACAGAGGCGAAGGACTTGACGACGTTTACGATAATAACCTCAAAGTAGCGAAGAGGCTAATTACTAACGAGGGAACAATACACGAAACACCAGTCAACAATCTCGACATTGTCAACAAAAAGTATGTAGACGACGAAATCACTGACAACGCTTGGCTTAAATCTGTCGACCAAACAGGTTTAACCGGTGACAAGAGTGGAAGTTTTCATTTGACGAGTACCGGAGTGTTTAACGCTGACGCTTATTATATCAAAAACGACGCACGGAATTATTTATGGGCTGTCGGTCTTGGCGACCCAATTTGGAACGTCGACACTAACGATTTTTTTAAGTACAATAGGTCTTCTAACTCGTGGGCGATGAGCATGTCCGGCACTCCCGAGTACACGTTCAGTCCTACCGAGCTTAACTGTGACGCTAACAACATCACCACGACAGGGATTGGTACGTTTGAAAGTCAAGTTATTACCGGCATTGTAAACGTGACACAGCTCGGTGAAAGTGCGACAGCCGAGATTAATTTTAACGTTGATGTTGACGAGGACATAAAATTAAATTTTAAAGAAAATTCTGTCCTAACTGGTACATTCTTGTATGATACTTCTGCCTCTGCGATGGAGTTCGCTAACTATGTTGATAGTCCTTCGGCAAACATGAATCTTTATACCAGAAACACTAAAAGGCTGGTCATTACTGGTTATGGCGATTTACAGTTGTTGGGCGATAACATTGAAATGTTTTGGGGATCAAGTCAAGACTGTTCAATACAGTACAATGGAACTGACATGTTGATTAATCCTAAATTAGTAGGTAGTGGTAAAGTTGTTGTTCAAGGCAACCAAGTTATTGGAAGCAATTACACTTCTAACCCGGCGGCGAACTTGACAGTTGCCGGTTCAGATTACGACGCTTACAGGATAAAATGCACATCTTCGGCGTTCAATGCTGACACACGATGGCTAGGTCTTGGGTTCGGTTACTCAAACAATTACATGAAAGCCGGTATTTTAGCGGAAGCAAAGAATGGGAGTGCACGGTGCAATCTACACTTTTGCTTGGAAGATGGGACAAGTTCAACGAACGCAAATTTAACAGACAGTAGGATGGTTATAACTTACGGCGGAGATGTTGGAATTGGAACAACATCACCAAATGCTAAAATAGACTTTGGAAACCCATTACCGGGAGTTAATACACCAATAAATTATATTTTAGGCTCAGCGGCCAATGTTAATTGGCCTGTAGGAATCTCACAAATATACGACGCAAGCTCTGTAGATACATGGATGACTTTTAATTGTAATCTAACAGGCGGAACATATACAGCTCCAACATTCAAAGGCGGAACTACGAACGGTTATGCGATACACTCGTATCACGATAGTTCAAAAAATGAATTAAGATTTGTGACCATACCGTCAGGAACAGGAACAAGTCCTACTACAAGAATGACCTTAGATGGAAGTGGAAATGTTGATGTTGTAGGCGATTTCACAGCAGGAACTATACAAGCTGATGATGGTTGGACAGGAAGTTTTACTAATGGAGATGGGGATACTGTGACAGTAACAGGCGGAATTATAACAGATGTTTCTTAAAAACGAAACATTTATAAACCTGTAACTGCTTGTAACAGAATGAAGATTATTGAAGGAAATTTAGTTTTGAAAGAAGACACCGTGTTTGATGAGTCTATCGAGGTTCGTGGCAATATTGTGTGTGAAGGTGGTCCATGGGACATCAAGGCATGGCACATCAAGGCATGGGACATCACTGCAGGGAACATCACGGCATGGGACATCTCGTTTTGGGGGTTATTGTTCGCTTATTACTCTATTAAGTGTAAGTCCGCAGTCTCATCACGAACAAAGCACGCAATCGTGTGCTTAGATGGGGAGGTTAGTTACAATGAAGACTGATAAAATTTTAAGAATGAGGATGTCCACATGGAAGCGGTTACGTAAATGTTTTCCCGGGAAGAAGGGCGAGACAGGGGTGGCATACATTAATCGGTTAAGTAAACAGTTGGAGGATTTAGAGTATGCAAATTTGGAATTTTATTAAGCGGATGGTAAAGGAGAAAAAAGAACTTAATCCAAAGATGAGAGAAATAATTAGAATCCTCCATAAAAAGGGGGGAGCTATGACTCCAAATCAAATAGCGGAGGAGACAGGATTTTCATATGTTACTGTAACAAAATACCTTAGAGATTTATTGGATAAGGGGGTAATCATAGAACATGGCAACACAAAAGAAAAAAACAAGCAAACCAAAAACAAGAAGTAAGACAAAAAGATATAGCTTGAATTATTCTAAAATCTATTCTTCAAAATTAAGTAAACAGTTGGAGGATTTAGAGTATGCAAATTTGGAATTTTATTAAGCGTTTAATGCAGATTAAGGAATGGCAGTTGAAGCATGAAGTTAGGCAAACGTTACTCTTAGAGTCAATATTAGAGGAACTGAAAGGGGGCAAGAAGAAACAATGAAAGAAATTAGATTTAGGGATTTGTCAACGCCATTACAGGCAGGAATAATAGGCGGAATTATTTACGTTGGAGTATTTTTTGGTACTTTGATTATTTCTT